CGGTGTTAATCCTTACAGTGATCAATGGTCATATATTGCCGACAGATTGAAGGTGCATGGTCAACGTACCGACGGTATATACGTTGGGGCTGGTGATTTTAGTAAGTTCGATGGACATGAACAACCCTATCTATTAAATGGAGTACTCTCTATCATTAATCAATGGTACGGAGCCAAAGATATAGAGGGTAACAGGATGCGTACTGCATTGTGGGCTGAGATTACCAATTCACGTCACATTTATGGTCAAACTATTTATGAGTGGATTGCTTCTATGCCTTCAGGTAACCCATTGACAATTATTATTAATACCATGTATAACCAATTATGTTTTAGGTACGCTTGGGTCTACAACGATCTGCATATCTCTAATTTTGGCAAAAATGTCACACTTATATGCGTAGGTGATGACTGTATATATTCGGTTTCGGAAAAGTATGCTGGGTATTTCAATGAAATGAAAATGCCAGAACTTATGCGAAAAGTTGGTATGATCTATACTACCGAAACTAAAGGGGAAGCTTCAACCCAATTCCGTAAGATATCCGAAGTAGAATTCCTTAAGCGGTCTTTTAAGAGGAGCAATAGGATAGGTAGACACCTTTACGATGCTCCTTTAAGACTTAGTGCAATCATAGAAATACTGAATTGGACTAAGAAGGGTACTATGGATGAGGAAATAGCTGTAGATAATGCTGGAGTAGTTCTCAGGGAACTGAGTCTGCACGGCAAAAATGTCTATGACTACTGGTTTCCTATAATATCAGGATTGCTAGAAAAACATTACGATGGCATGAGACCTAAAGGAATATACTCTTCTGATTATAAGACAGTGTATAACGAGGTGGCTAAGGACACCTCCTTTAGGTACTAGTCCAACAACACCCCAGCTATGGGTTAAATAGTCGGACTAAACCGAAAAAGCGTGTGCATCTACGTACAGATGTCGTCAATAAAGACGTTAAAATTAAATACCAGGATAGCCACCTTATTAATTAAACATGAAAATTACAACTATAAAAGAAATAACGATGGCCAACAGAAAATGTCGGAAATTGAGCCCGCTCCGACAGCCTGCCAAGGTAAGCAAGCGTTCAACCCGCGAACTGGAAATGCAATCAGCTATAGGAGATAATCCAGCTGGTCGCAACGCCCCAGAAGAACAAGTAGCCACCGAAACTGATTTGGCTACAACCCAATTTGTTGATGATGCTATTGTTACTGTAGAGGATGAAAATTATTATTCTACTTTACTTAACAAGTATCTCAACATGAATGATTCTCAGGGTACTGAAGAGTCAATTCATTCATTTTTGCAGCGACCTATAAAGTTAGCTGCAGGCAATTTTGCCACAACTGACACTCTCACCACGATTACGGATATTA